TATACTTGGAGCGCATTGCGAAGATCAGTCCAGTAGGACCGTTCATTGGTTGAACGCCTGCGAGGTCATAAGCGACCAGGTTAGGCATTGAACGTCTGATCAGGGAGATCAGAACAGGGTCGAAACCAGCAACAGGTGAACCAGCGTTAGCAGAGAAACCAGGGGTTCCAGTGCTGGAGAAGGTGTTAACGGTTGGTGCTTCGGAAAGGAAAGAACGCTCTTCACGGAGTTCTCTCTCTTGGTTTTCTAGCAGGACTGCGGTTACCGATCTACGATGTGAATCTCTGATTGGATCAAGACCCTCATAGTCGAGGATAGGTGCCCACTTCTCCTGCAGTTGTTCAGCGTTGAACATTTGCATTTGAATTTACCTCTTTAGGAAAGTTAGTTTGAACTGTATGATCTAAAAATCACTTTTTAGCTGCTCTAGAAAGAGTCTCAAGGTATGCAGCCATCATTGGGGAAACTGACTCATTAATGGCAGTTTGCTCATTTGAAGGTTGCTCTGAGAGGCTCTCGCTAGTGCTTCTTTGAGTACCAGCGTTTGTTGGGAAATATGATTCCCTCAACGTTACTAGCTTCTCACGATAGTCTGCTTCACTTTCAAACTCAACATTTTCGGCAAGAGAAGCGAGTTTGTCTTTCTGAGAAAGTGCAAGACCCTCAGCGACATCTGCAAAGATTACATCAGCAACCGACTCGGCTAATCTACGATTAAGAGCAACGTTTCTTTCGATTTGCTCGTTGAGTTTTGACTCCATTTCATCTAGTTTATCTACCATGCTCTCGATTACATCATATCTATCTTCAGGGATGGTTACATAATGTTCTTCAAAAAGATTCTTCATTCCAACAAGGAATGATTCTGTCATTTCAGTCTTGAGACCGTGCTCAACTGCGAGAGCGTTCTCTTGGAACCACTCGTCGGCAACATACTCAAGGTATGCGTCGAGTCTTCCTTCAAGACTTTCTTTGATTGAAACGATTTCTTCTACGAGTGCTTCCTCGTATGCAGATTGGAGTTGTTCTTTGATTTCTCCAACCTTTGTCTTGATAGCAGTTTCAAAGATGGTACGTGCTTTCTCTTGGAATTCCTCAGAAAGCTCCTCACCAGCAAGAAGTGCTTCAACATCTTCTTCGATGTTGTACTCTTCTTCGGTATTTTCGGACTCAGCAACGACTTCCTCAGTCTCAGTCTCTTCCTCTTCGGTTACGACTTCCTCTTCGGTTTCCTCTTCTTCAGCAACAATTTCTTGCTCTTCGTCTGCTTCAACTTCCTCAGCAGCCATTGCTTTGGCGTTGACAACATCTTTGACTTGAGCAAGGGTCGCTGCAGGATCCTTGAGTTTTGCTGAATCGTCTTCTGGACGATAATTTTCGGGGGTAGGACCGCCAAGATCCTCAACAGGAATACCTGCTGATTGCATTGGTTCGGCAGGAGCAGCCCCTTTGGTTACTACGTTTTCCATTTCTTGTAAATTGCTACCAACGGACATTTTTGTTTAGATTCTTGTATAATCTATATTTATTTATAAATTAAAGATTTGAGAGGAATTCGTTGAAAAGATTCAACTTATGTTCTTCAAGTCTTCTTTGATCGACGAGAGTATTAATTCTCTTTTGAGTGGTTTGTGCAAGTTGTTCACGAAGGATACCACCTTCCCAAACCCACTCTTTACCTTCCATAATTCCCTGAACAAAAGCATCAGGAGCAGAAGGATCGGCAACAATATCAGCAGCAGTTGCTAACATGAAATCTTCACCGACAACTTTATGACCTTCATTGGTCATCTTGAGTGAACCAACACCACGAGAAGAAACACCAAGGCAAACACCCTCTTTAATAAGAGATGAGGCAATTTTACCCATCGGAGTCTCAAGAAGTTGAGCTTTACCAATGAAGTTATTTCCATCTCTATAAAGTTCACAAATTTTATGTGAAACTCTATCAAGATTTACGGTAGGTCCATCTGGGTGACCGAGTTCACCAAGAGCACGACCCTTGCAAACAAAGTTATCGTAGTAACGATTGACTTCTCTTTCCATAATAGAAAGAGGATACATTCTACCGTTACGATTTACTTGTTCTGCCTGTAAGAAAATACCCTTGATATAGGACTTTTTAGTACTTCCTTTACCTTCGGTGATAAATTCTACTTTTGAAATTTCTTCTGTGATTAGTTTCATTTGATTAACCTGTGAATCCTACTTTTGCACCTAAAACTGTGCCACCAACTGCAAATACACAGTATGATGCTTGTTTTTCTAAAAACTCCACAGAGTTTCCAGGCATGGTAAAGGAACCAACACCTGTTCCACCCTGAGTTTCAACAACTGATACGACAGCAGCAGAGCTATTATTATTCACAAGACGTACAACAGTTGCATTGGTGAAACTAGTTGCCGCACCAGTAGTTCCTGGTACTGATATTTCATTTGCTAAAAGTAAAGTCCTAGTCATTATTCTTGATTCTCTTGTGATTCTTGATCAATTTCATCTTCAACTTCAACTTCCTGCTCACCAAACATAGTATTTGCTACGTATGGTCTAGCAAGTTCAATTTTTTCAGCAGCTTTAGAGAATAACGCAGTTTTGATGCTGTCTCTAATTTCACTTGGAGAAGCATCAGTCGCAATCAGATCTATAATATTTTCCATAAAATGAATGTGTTATATCTTTTATTTATATCTCAGCCTTTTTGGTGTCCTTTTGCATCTGAGCATCAGTTGCTGCTGCTTGTGCTTCAAGATCTGGTTCTGTTGGAACTTCACCCATTCCCATTACATCTTGACCAGTTCCATCAACTCCCATTTCTACACCTGCTTGTGGTAGAGGTTCTCCAGTAATAGGATCAACTTGAGATGGATCTGGAATAATTCCTTTTTGTATCTCATCTTCAATTTGCATATCAATTTCAATAATTTCGGAATCTGTCTGGCGAAGAATTCTCTTTCTTACATATTCTGTAGAATAGTATTTTCCAATAAATGGCTCAATTGTTGCCAGAGTTGCAAGTCTATTATTGACCAACTCAGATTCTTTAAGTTCTGCAAACTGGTTATCATAGAGGAAATCATATTGAATATGATCACTCATCGTTTCCCAGTCTTCTGGGGTTACAATATTTTTAAGAATCAATTGCGTCTTAAGCATGTCGTTAAACATGTTTGCAAAACGCTTTCTCAGACGACCAACAAACTTAGCAAACTTAAGTTCGTCTCTCAGAATCTCAGAAGAACGACCAAGGTTGAAACCACCATCTGCAGCAATTCTTGATTCAGGAACTCCAAGTGCTCTATAGAGTTTCTTTTGGAAATACTCAATATCAGCAAGCTCTCCTAAATTTTGTCCGCCAGGAAGTGTAGTGATTTCCGTACCACGACCACCTTCTCTTCTTGGAAGCCAGAAATCCTCAAGCATACTCATAAACTTGCGGTCATCACGAACTTCGCCAGTTTGTGCGTTATAGACCAGTTTATTTCTATAGCGAGACATAACCTCTTTGAGGTATTGCTCTGCTTTTACTTTTGGAAGATTGCCAACATCAATATAGAAAATTCTACGTTCTGGTGCTCTTGACAAACGATAGATAACCAAGGAATCTTCAATCATTCTCAGTTGATTGAGTGCTTTGATTGCCTTATGCATATAAGACAATACTGTTCCCTTGTTTCTATCTACTAAACCAGAAGTGCAATATGTAACGGAATCTTTAGCAATTTTAATAGATCCCTTTTGTGCAGATCCACTTCCAAAAGTACCTGTTGGATAATTTGGAGTCTGCGTATATACAAAGTACTCTTCAATTTCTGGAGAAACTACAGAATTTTCAGTTGCTCGTGTTACGGTGATAAAATCTCTTTTGTTTGCCTTCTTTTCTTGGCGAACAAATTTCATTTTCATAGGATCAATATATCTAAGTTCTTTGATCCCTTCTTCAGGTTTTTTTACATCAATGACTTTCAAATAATAAAGTCGTCCATCAACATACCAATTTCTAAAAATTTCATGAGACTTCTTATCGAAGTCCATAATTTCTTTTAAATATTTGAATTCTTCTCTAATAACTTTCTTAAGTCTTTCACTAGCATTAAGATTCGATAATTCAATCTCAACAGGTGAATCGTAAAGATCACTTACAATTGCTTCATTAACAACATCTTCAATAGCACCATCACACTCTGGATGAAGTGCCATTTCACGATATCTTTTAATTAAATCATGTTCAGTTCTATAAACACCTTCAATATCTAAATATTGTCCGTAAAATCCACTAGCAATATAGTTATCAACCCCGTCCTCATTGGTTTGAGGAACGGGGGATACTACTGAAGGTGATTTTGGATTTGAATCCTCAATAGAAAAACCAAAAAGTTTTGCCATATTATAAAGTTAAACTCTTATTATTTTACTATTTAGTTGATGTCGTCGCCGCCAGCATTTTCGGCGTTACCCTTGACTGCTTCCCACCACTGAACTTGGAGTTCGACTTGGAATTCTTCAATACCTTGTGCATCATATGAAAGTTCAATTGGGGTTACTGAAGTTGGGAAAACATCATAGAAGTGGTACTGTCTGAGTGTTCCACCATTACGATCTAACTGATAAACAAAAGCATCAGACTGATAATCTGCTGGATTGGTAAGACCAGTATTATCGGAAACTCTGTTCATCTTATTCATCCAGTTCTCAAATGCGGAACGGATTGAAAAGTCAGTGTCGTTAATAACGGTAACTGTCCAGGTTTCAAACGAACGATCGCCAGCAATCTTAAGGATTCTTCCTCTAAAAGGAACTTCAATCTGAGCAACGTTTGAAGCTGGGAGGTTTGCTGCCTTTGCTAAGAATCTAATCTTATCCAGGACAACAGATCCTGGTTGGGCAGCATCTGGGAAAGTCATTACGACTTCAAACAGATTGGGGCGAGCGCCGCCACCAGTCAGTTTGCTTTTGAAGTCAGTAATCTTTCTTAGTGGGGGTGGATTAAGTTGATTTCTAGTTGCCATTGTTCTTTAAACCTCTAAGTTTGATTAAACGTTACCGATGACTTCTTCAAAAGATACGCCAGTTCTAGTGGCAACAAAGGTCAGACCGATGAAGTTGATGCTTCTTGTTGGTTTGACGTAAATATCAGCAACAAATTCGTTGTTATCAATAACAGCAGCAGTGTTATTGGTCTCATCACAAATAACAACGTAGTCAAAGATTCCTCTCTTGGACTGAACATCACGGAGGAATGGTTCAATGATATTTACAAAGTTTGTTCTGGTGATCTCATCATTAAACTCGAAGAGTTGATCCT